ACAGCGCAAGGAAAATATATCATTTCGGTTAGGTAATATGGAAAAAAATTCGTATATTTGTAGTATGGAAATATGGAAAGATATAAAAGGATATGAGGGAAAATATCAGGTAAGTAATTTAGGCAATGTAAAAAGTTTACCAAGATATGTTAATACTGCTCAATATGGTGGAATTCGTTTTGTCAGAGAAAGAATATTAAAATCTAATAAAACAAAAAACGGATATTGTGTATGCTTATTGGGTTATGGTAACTGCAAAAATATTCATAGATTGGTATTAGAAACATTTAATCCTATTGATACAAAAATGGATGCAATGCATTTGGATAATGATAGAACTAATAATAGATTAGATAATCTTAAATGGGGAACTAGAAAAGAAAACTTACAACAAATGTCACGTGAGGGCAGATGGAAAAATCAATATACAAAATAATATGGAAATAGATTTAAATAACCTAAGTAAAGATGACTTCATTGAGATTGCAAGATATTGCCACTCATTAGAATTACAAAACAAAGAACTGAAAGCAACGGCAATGGCATTAGCTACTCAACGAAACAATTTACAAATGAAAGTAAATACACTTAATTCACAAATGTACACACCGATTACAAATGTAACACAAAAGGCTAAACTAACTGATGATTTAGATTTGGTAAACCCTGAACAATATAGAGAGAAAAAACAATTTTAATATGAAAAAAGAAATACAAATCGTAGTTCCAAAAGATTGGAGTGCAGTAACATTAGAAAAGTATCTAGCTTTACAAAAGGATTTAAAAGTATATGGGGATTCACCTGAAGGTTCAGTAGCATGCCTATTCCATCACCTATGTGGATTTGACCCAAAGTATTTGAATAGCTTAGATACTGAAGTGTTTATGAGTATGAAGCGAGATTTAGAATCTTTTATAGCTGATACGGATATACCATTGCAGAAGTTTATACACATAGATGGAATTGAGTATGGGTTTGAGCCTAATCTATCTAAGATGTCTTATGGTGCTTACTTAGATGTGACAAAGCATGAGAACCTAAGTATAGATGATAATTGGGCTGAAGTAATGAGTATCTTATACAGGCCTGTTAAGTTAAAGCAAAGGCAGTTATATGAGATAGAACCATATAGTGGGATAGTAGATAAGGAGAGATTCTTAAAGGTAACAATGGATGTTCATTTCGGTGCCCTGTTTTTTTTTATCAATTTGTTAAAGGACTTGCTGAATTCTACCCTGAAATCTATGATAGCTACGGAGGAGATACCTCACAACATCAAATCAATTTTGGAAAAAAGTGGAAAGCTTATACATCAATTATAACATTAGCAGGTAATGATATCCTGCGAATGGATGAGGTAGTTAAAGAACCATTAGAGAAATGTCTTTTGTATCTAGCTTATCAAAGTGATAAAGCAGATTTGGATAATATGTTATATAAAGAGGCAAGTAAAGGATAGGTGATATCATACTTTTGTAAAGTTAGTTGTTAAAGTATAAACAATAATAATATCAATATGGGAACGCCCGCATATAGCCAAAACCAAAGAAGAAATAGTGGCATTTATATAGGACCAACTAGAGGTAAATCATCACCAAAGAACTCACGTAGAGCTTGTTTGTGTCTGAATTCGGACACATATAGTACTAAATGTTGTGATGGTGCTTTACAACAACAGGGGATTGGGCAAACGCAAGGACCTAAAGTGATATTAGGAGCATTCGATAGTGGATTCTCAGCAGGATTTGATATAGGAAATATATAAAAAACAAAGATATAAGATATGTCTCAATTAAATAAAACGCAGTTAGAACAAGAAAACCAAACTAACTTCCCAAATAACAATACAGGTTTTATAACTCCTACTAAGTTAAGAGAGTTTAATACTGATATGATTGATTCGATGACAACTCAAGGTGAGTTCAATTCAGTATCTCAATCATTAAGTTCATCAATAGCAACACTAAATAACGAAGTAGATAGCTTAGTATTATCAGGCTCTGGTATTTTATTATCTGAAGAAGGAACTTTATTAGGTAGTGTTACTGGATTAAACTTCATAGGAGCTGCAACAGCATCTATTGTTGGTAGTACAGGTAACATTAGAATATCTACAATAGCTGGAAGTAATGGTACATCAGGCACTAGCGGTGTAGGAGGTACATCAGGTACGTCTGGTATAAATGGAACAAATGGAACGAATGGAATTAATGGAACGAATGGAGTTGCTGGAACAAGCGGTACATCGGGTTCGTCTGGAACAAGTGGAGCTTCGGGAAGCAGTGGTTCGTCTGGTACATCAGGTCAATCAGGTTCAAGTGGAAGTTCGGGAACTAGTGGAACATCAGGTATCAACGGTACGGCTGGTAGTGGAGGTTCATCAGGAACTTCAGGCACTTCGGGCACAAGCGGAACGTCTGGATTAGATGGTTCGCAAGGTGTAAGTGGAAGTAGTGGAAGCAGTGGTTCATCTGGTTCAAGCGGTACATCAGGTACTTCTGGAACAAGTGGAACTTCGGGCTCATCAGGCTCAAGCGGAAGTAGTGGAAGTAGTGGGATAAGTGGAACTAATGGTTCAGCTGGTACAAGTGGACAAGATGGACAATCTAATACATTCTTTGATTATAAAGCAAATACAAATGATATATCAGGTAACCCTGGTAACAATTATATACTTTGGAACAATGCAACACAAGCATCAGCAACACAAATCAATGTATCTCACTTAACAAAAGATGGATACGATGTAGATTTGTTCTTAGGATTAATACCATCTGGTTCAACCGTAATATTGCAAGATGCTAATAACTCAGCTAACTTCCAAAAATGGCAATTCGGTACTGGTACTGAAGTTGGACCTAACTCATATTGGACATTCCCAGCAACATATATAACAGGTACTTACACATTCCCTAATAACCACGAATTAATATTAATCGTAGCACAAACACCATCAGGTACATCTGGAACATCTGGAACTAATGGTACATCTGGTTCATCTGGTTCAAGCGGTACATCAGGTACTTCTGGTTCATCAGGAGCAACTGGAAGCAGTGGAAGTAGTGGAACATCAGGCACTAGTGGATTGGATGGAACAGGTGGAAGTTCTGGAAGTTCTGGGACAAGTGGAACGTCTGGTACAAGCGGTACATCAGGTACTTCTGGTAGTAGTGGTTCAAGCGGTAGCAGTGGTTCATCTGGTTCAAGCGGAACGTCTGGAACAAGCGGTAGTAGTGGTTTAAGTGGAGCTAGTGGAACATCGGGTACTTCTGGTACTAGCGGAACATCGGGTACTTCTGGAAGCAGTGGATTAAATGGAACGTCTGGTACTTCGGGCACATCTGGTACAAGCGGTAGCAGTGGCTCTTCGGGTACTTCATTCCAATCACCATATGTAGGTAACGTACAAATAACAGGTTCATTAGGTGTATCTGGTTCTATTTCAATAACAACTGGTTCATTTAGTGGAAGCGTAGTTGATAATGTAGGAGATATATACACATCAGTTCCACCAATACAACACATAGTAACACTAACTCAAGCTGAATATAACGGATTAGCAGCAATAGATTCTAATACACTATACATCATATCAGGTTCAAATGTATCTACTGCAACATTCCCTTACACAGGTAGTGCACAAATAACAGGAAGCTTAGGTGTAACTGGTTCAATTAATGTACAATCGGGTTCATTTAGTTCATCAGTAGTTACCAACTTAGGTGATGTATATACTGATGTAGCAGAAGCTAGAAAGATAGTAACAATATCATCAGCATCTTATGCAGCATTAACACCAAAAGACCCTAACACATTGTATGTAGTAAGTGGAAGTAGTGCTGTATTAGCATCACAATTCCCTTATACAGGTTCAGCTATCATATCAGGCTCAATCATAGTAACTGGTTCAGCACAAGGTAATGTGGTAGCAGTAACGGTAGCAAGTAATACGGCATCAATTGATATGAACGCTGGTAACTTCTTTACTGTAACATTAGGTAATAATGCAACAACTCACTTTAATGTGACCAACTTAAACGCTGGTGAGAATGCAAATATATTCGTAACAACTGGTACTGTATCAACGGCATCATTTAGTACAAACATTAAACAACCTTCTGGTTCAGCTTATCTACCATCTGCTGGAGGAAGTAACGTTGATTTGTTATCATTAGCAGCATTAGATAGTACAACAGCTTACTTAGTAAGTGCAAAAAAGTTTATATAATATGAGTATATTCCAACCAACCGCAATGTATTTTGGACAACCAATAGTAGCTGGTGCTTCTTTCATAATAAGACCTGATACTTACGCAAGTTCAGTATCAATAGCAATACCAGGTACACAATTTGGTTCTACGTTTGGACAGACATCATTTAGAAGTGATATTAGTGGATACATAAATGGTGGAAGTTCTATATCAGACCAAACTACTTCAGGTACTCCTACATCAGATTCTACTGTTTACTTTGGTAGTGATGGATATACAACATCAATGCAAAGAACTGCATCTGAAACAATAGGTAATCTTAGTGGAGGAGCTAGTAATGTAGCATTTGGAGGTGGTGACCTTACAATAGAAGCATGGTTCAAACCAAACGGAAGTAATACAGGAAGTAGTTGGACATTATTTGCTTATAATAATGGTGTTGGATTTTTTGGATGGGATAATAGTGGATATTATAGATGGGTTGGACAGAATAGTGGATTTGGTGAAGCCTTAGTAGATTACTCAACATCAGCACCAAGCGTTGGAGATTGGCATCATATAGCAATAACTAGAAGTGGTAACACTTGGTATGGATGCATAGATGGATATATAAGAGGAACTTTTTCATTAAGTGGAAATGTTGGTACATCTGCAACATTTAATATGATGGGATGGCCAGGTAATAGTAGTATGTTTAGTACTCTATTCCAAGACTTTAGAGTAACAAAAGGTGTAGCAAGATACACAGGTAGTACTGGTTCAACATACACTGTACCACAATCAATAGTAACATTAGGTTAAAATATATTATGGCAATAGGAACATACGCAGCATTAGATAACGAAAGTAAAGTATTTGATATAGTAGAGATGGATATATTAGATGATATACCAGCTCCATACGCTAATACAGAATATGTTAGAGTAGGAGAACCAACACCTACACCAATACCAACAATTGGACAAACTTGGAACGGAGAAATATTTGAATAATGGGACAGGAAGGATTACAATCATATTTAGGGAACGCAACAAACACATTATATTTGGGCAATAATCCTATTGTCTTAAATCCATTTAGTGACCCAATACCCCCAACTACAACATCTACAACAACAGCTGCACCAACAACTACAACAACAACTGCAGCTGCTAATTACTCAATAACATATTTGGTAATTGGTGGAGGTGGCGCAGGTGGACCTAACCAATACCATTCAGGTGGTGGTGGAGCTGGAGGCTATAGAAGTAACGTAGTTGGAGAAAACTCTGGGGGTGGAGCAAGTGCTGAAGCAGCATTTACTGCAACACCATCAACTGCTTATACATTAACAGTAGGAGCAGGAGGAGCATCTGCAGGAAGTAATGGAAGTAATTCAGTATTTGCTACAATCACTGCATTAGGCGGTGGAGGTGGTGGTGACTATAATGGTGGTTCGCCAACCAATGGTAGTGGTGGGGGAAGTGGTGGAGGAGCAGGTGGAGCATCTGGTCAAACACGTAGTGGTGGTGCTGGAACTGCTAATCAAGGATACGCCGGAGGAGGTTCGGTAGGTAATCAAACTCAACCTGGTGGAGGAGGAGCTGGAGGAGTTGGTACTACTGGAGGTGGTAACTCATCTCCTAATGGTAATGGAGGTATTGGTGTACAAAGTAGTATAACTGGTACTCCTACTTACAGAGCTGGTGGTGGAGGTGGTTCTACACAAGATGCTGGATATAATACCACAGGCGGTTTAGGTGGTGGTGGTGCTGGTGGCGTTGCTAACGGAACAAATGGTACACCTAATACTGGTGGTGGTGGTGGAGCCGGAGAAAGAAATGGAAGTGTGACAGGTTTAGGTGGAAGTGGAGTAGTAATACTTAAAACATCAGATACTATTTCAGCAACATTTAGTGGAGGAGTAACGCAAACATCTACAACTGGTGGAGGATTTAAGATATACACAATTACTGCAGCTGGAGTATCAGATACGGTAACATTTAATTAAGATACAATATGGCTATTATAAAATTAGGTGATATAACATTAGGAAGTATAGCAATAGGTGGAAGTATAATAGGTGATATTAATACTGACCCTATATATGCAGCATACGATATAAACGCAGATAAGCCATTAGTAGTTGGTACACCATCTATGATGTGGCTATTATCACAAACTAACAACTGGGTTGATGGTAACGTTTGGAGTGACCTATCAATTTGGACAGATTAAAATAAAGAAATGATAAATACAATAAGCAATTTTGAATCAGCAGCATCTATAAGAGAAACGTTAAACCAAATGGTAGCGGTTGTAAACTATTATAGTGCATCTCAATTTGGAGGAAGTACTACAACTACTACACAATCTCCATCACCATCAACTACTACTACTACGATGTATAACCCTGGTGGGCAAAGTACAACTACTACAACATTAGGACCAGGTGAAACAACAACATCTACATCTACTACAACTGCAGCTGGTGGAAGTACATCAACAACTACATCAGGTGTTATTACAATAACTGTTTGGGATGGTACATCAGGTACAAACGCAGGTGGAGTAACAACATCACAAATGGCATGTAGTACTATTAATGCAGGATATTCACACACAGTGTATTTACAACCAGGTCAATTCCATCAATACAATGGACAACCTGTACCAGGTGATGCACTATTTAATGATATAGCTAAGACAATAGCAGTACCTGCTAACTACTATGGATACTACTTTGTAGCATCAGCAGCTAATCAAAACCTACAAGTTGGAAGTAATGGTGTAATACAAAATAGAAGTAATTGTTAAAAAAATAACTACAAAAACAAAACAAATTGTTAAATAATAAAAATAGATTAAATATGAATCCAAAACACGTATTAAGTAAAATAATGACTATGCTTTCATTAGAGAAAGAAGAAGTCCTATTCACATATGCTAGGTTAGCTGATGGTACAATCTTAGAATCTGCTACATTTGATGTAGGTGAATCAGTAGAGGTAGTAACTGAAGATGGAAAATCTCCAGCACCTAACGGAGAGCATGAAATCATTCTTAAAGATACTGAAGGTAATGAGGTAAGAATCAAAATCTTTGTAACTGATGGAAAGATAACTGAAAGAGAAAATGTTGAATTAGAAGATGAAGCAGAAGTAACTGTAGAAGAAGAAGTTTCTATGGAATCTATCGCTGGTGAAGACATTGGTGGTGAAGCATCTGGAAATGAAGCAACTGAAGAAACTCAACCATTGACTGAAGATATGGGTAAGGTAATGGAAAAATTACAATATCGTATTGAGGAGATGGAAAAGAAAATGCAACAAATGGAAGAAATGTTCCCAAAACCAAATGAGGAAGAGGTTTCAGATGTTAAAAAAGCAGAGACAGTTTCTATGGCATCTGTTAAAGAGGAAGATGAACTTCCAAAATTAGATGGAGCTCCTATTGAAGAAGCACCAAAAGTAAAAGGAAATTTCGGTAAGAAAAAAGTATCTTCTCAGGGTACATTCTTATCAAAACTATATAACTAAAATAAAAATTAAAATGAGAAAACAACAAAACTTTGCTCAACCAGCTATAACTACAACTTATGCTGGTGAGTTCGCTGGGAAATATATCGCAGCAGCTTTGTTATCAGCTCAAACTTTAGATAACAAAAACATCACAATCATGCCGAACGTGAAGTTTAAAGCCGTTATCCAAAAGATTGATGTTAATAGCATTGTAAATAACGCATCATGTGACTTTGTAACTTCAGGTACTGTAGCTCTTACTGAGAGAATCTTAGAACCAAAAGAATTACAAGTAAACTTAGAATTATGTAAGGCAGAATTTGTAGATAGCTGGGAAGCTTTACAATTAGGTTACTCTGCATTCGATGAGATTCCAAAGGATT